TCTTCGGGGATATCAGCCAGCCCGCAGGACTGACAGCACGTATGGTTGGCCTTGGCAAAGAACCCCTTATCGCGGAGCGCGGCGAACGCAAGGTCAATACGACGTGCGATTTTGTTGGCGTCTTTATGCATTTTCACTTTCTCCAATAAAAGTTGAAATGCGATGGTATGGGAGTTATCTTACCGATGCAACCCTAATTTGGAAAAAAGATGAAACAGACCGAAAAGTACATACGCACTTGCGTGGAGGAAGAAATCCACCGAATAAACAAAACCTTGAAACGAGAGATCGCCGTAAAAATCACCGAGGAAGTGATCAAAGCCGCTTTAATAGAAACCAAGATTTTTGAAATTGATGAAGCCGGTGACGCGCTGCCGATCAAACAAAGACCGTGGGACTTGTACAAAGGTTTTGCCGACGCAGAGTTTAAAATGGCAAACGAGGCGCGGAAGAAAGTGGTCTTCGATGCATCGAAACACCTGAAGGCGGCATTGCTTAAAGACGTTCAAGATACGGTCGAGGAAGTACTGACTGAGCAAATGGAAAAAGGTCCGATACTGCAACCAAACGAAGTACTCAACGAAAGACGAGATAAGCGGATCGCGGGGAAAATAAAAGCAGGTAATAAAGCACCGGCAGAGGGGCCGGTATGATCGACCGCGAAGACGCCGAGCGGAGCGATCCCCGCGCACCGTGGAACTTGCCAGACGCAACCTTCTGCCCAAAACACCCCGAGATCGAACTCGAAGTGGTGTCCGGCGAGGACGAAGACGGCCCTTACTTCTTCGAGGTCTGCAAAATCTGCGAAGACTAGCCGTTTGTCTAAGTTGTGTCCAAGAACTGGGATATCTTTTAAAAGTTGGGTATGGGATAATATGCATACCGACTAGGGAAATACCTTGTCGGGGGCAATGTTCCACGTGGAACAACCCAGATCTTTAACAACTTGGAAAAAGTGATATGAAAAAAGGCGAATCTATCGTCTACACGTGGTGGGTGTGGGTGGAATGCGATGGTCCCGATGATCGCTCCGGCGATTTTCACGAGTACGAAACCTACGCAGAAGCTCACCGCGACTGCAATTACGCAGAGGGCGAGTTCATCGAACTTGTTCGATCCTACTGGGGCGATGAAGATGACGGTCTACTCGACCGCGACTACGCCACAGTCGAAGACGGCAAACTACCAAAGTCTTATGACATGGGAAGCAGGCCAATAGCGAAGAAGCTTCACGCAGAAGTAAAAATTTAAAAACAGGGGCCTCGGCCCCCACAACTTGGAGATAGTTAATGAAACTATATCGAATCGATACTGGCGATGGTTACCAATACGCCACCGAAAAATATTTGGAACAGGCGAAGCAAGATCTGACCGAAGAAGGACATGAAGAGCTAGGTATCGAACGCCTTGATTTTGAGATCAGCAAGGCAGGGATCTTCGACGCGCTGCTGGAAGGAACGGAAGCAGCAGGGGGCCACGGAACAAGTCTGCGGATCTGGGCCGAAGGTCAATGGGTCTAAACCAACAGGGGCTTCGGCCCCTTTTTTATTAACGGAGAAAGTGAATGACCGGATTCAGTTTTAAAAAGCCAAGCACTAAAACCAGTGCCGAACGGCTACACGCCCAGATGCTTGGGCGGGTGACCGCGCTCTGCGGCAACGGCAGTGACAGAGTGATCCCCATAGCAAAATTCCTGCTAAGTGATAGCCCTGATCGATGCAAGCGGTGCATCCAAGTGATTGAGGGCGACGAATGACAGACAAATTCCTAGCCGCGATCCGCGCACAAGAAATAGCCAAACAACTACCGCGAGGCAGAACAGAGACAAACTCCAGCAGCCCAACGAAAAAACCCTCCGCACCCCTCACCGATGCAGTGAGACTGCAAATCCTGTCCCTGCACCAAAACAAAATGCGCGGGACAGACATCGCCAGAAAACTCGGACTGAACGCCAATACCGTCCATAACACCATTCGACGGTATGGGATTCGCGACAACAAAGTCGTCAATCTCCAAAACAATATGTTCGAGTGATCGGTCGAAACAAGTGGGAAGCGGGTCGCGTAACGCGGTTCGCGGCGCTTGGGCCAAAAAATCGCTTTCTATATAGTACTTTTCAGAGAAAATATTTTTAGTAAAAAATAAAATCAAAAATGGCGGTACAGGCGGTACGGCGGTACAACCCTTATAGGACGGGGCTTTCAGGCGTACCGTTGGCGTACCGGCGTGATTCAGGGCGTTACGGCCAAATGAAAAAACGCGTAACTACATAGGACTTTTCGGGAACTTTTTTTTGTTTTGTTTTTTATTTCTTAAAAAAGACTATATAGGAACGTGAATTAAGGATTGACAGTGCGCGTCGGCCTATTGTTAGCCTGCGATAAATCCCATAGGAAACTGTTGTGACTTGGCTACTTTTTAAAATTTTGGCGTGGTTTGAGAAAGGCCCGCAGCCGACCGATAGCGTCGTGCAAAAACTGACCAAACAAAACGATAAACCCGCTGTTGATATTTATGGCCGGATACGAGATAGTTCGCATACACCTATAACAAAGGATGCGAACGATGAAATTACTCGATACCCGAGCAACGAATACCAAAGTAAAGAAAACCCAGAAAAAGCCGAATAGCCATTTTTCTAAGCCGGTCCGCATGGCGAGCCTGAGCATGCTTCCGGACCATATCATTTGCGCCGGTAGCAAAGCCGCGAATTGTATGGACCTATGCTTGAAGGATGCTGGCCTTGCGGCAGTGTATGACAGCGTCAACATTTCCCGCCAAGCAAAGACTGATTACTGGCACGCCGATCAATCTGGATTCCTCGCCCAACTCACCCGTGAATTGGCAAACTTTAAAAAGCTTTGTGATAAGCAAAACGTGCAAGGCGTTGTTCGCCTAAACGTGCTCTCCGATATCCCTTTTGAAAAGCATGGCATCCCGCAGCAATTCCCCGATCTATTTTTCTATGACTACACGAAGCAAGCGAAGCGATTGGCCGGAAACCTGCCCGCCAACTATCGTCTAATGTTTTCTTACAGCGACCGACCGCAGTATCAAAACCAAGTAGCCGCCGCGCTGCCAACTGGCGTCCCCGTCGCAGTAGTTTTTAAAAATTCGATGCCGAGCGAATACCTTGGCCGACCGGTTATTGATGGTGATCTGTCCGATTTGGATAACGTGATGGCCGGTCCGGTCGTCGTCGGGTTGACTGCTAAAGGCCCAGCACTACACGACGATTCTGGTTTTGTTGTGGACGGGAACATCATCCTACGCGCTGCCGCGTAAACTTTTAAAAAAACCATTGCACTCGCGTGCATATATGAGACTATTCGCATGCGGTAAACATTTGGGCGAGCCGCACGCCCCACAATTGGAAAAAGTGACATGTTAAATACTACGTTAGAAAACGCGAACGGAACGCTGGAAAATATCCTCCGACAGATCAGCGAGCAAGCCAGCCGGAAAGCCGACTATATTGCGCCGACCGATCAGTTGCAGGTTCAAACCCGCGACGGGAACACCAACATTGTTTTGGAGGCCAACGGCGGCATGCCGACCCAGCAATTCACGACCAACGAGATTGCATTCCAGCAACTGGCTAGCAATTGCGACATCGATGTGCGAACCGCTCGCCGGCTACGCGATAATGAAAATTACGCGCCAGAATTTGACAACCTGATTAATAAGATTCTGGTAAATGAGCCGAAGTCTAAAATGCTGCGCACGTTCGACGGCGATCAGCCGCTAGTTCGCGCCATTGTCAGCGACAAGTTTAAAACTTTCGACAATGTCGATTTGGTGCAAGCCGCGCTCCCGCAGTTAATGGAAAGCGAAGCGAATTGGAAAATCGTGAACGGGACCGTTACCGACTCCCGTCTTTATATGCGCCTCAAATCCGAAAATCAGGTGGCCGAGCCTGCGATAGGTGACGCCATGGCGAACGGGATTATGCTGCGCAATTCCGAGGTGGGTATGGGTAGCGTCGAGGTCATGCAAATGGTTTGGACCCTATGGTGTCTGAACGGATGCAGTAGCGAAAAGAAAAGCCGCCACACTCACGTCACTAGCGCACGCGGCACCGAGGATTGGTCTTTGCTCACCAGTGAAGCAAAAGACGCGGACAATCACGCGCTGCAATTGAAATTGCGCGACGTTGTCGCCGGTTACACTTCCCGCGATAGTTTTGACGAAGCCGTCGAAATGTTCCGGATCGCGCACGGGGACATTGTCGAGAATGGTTTAGCCAATCCCGCCGCCGTCGTGGATAGCGTCGTCAAAGTGTTAAGCCTCCCGAAAAAATCCAGCGGGGATATCTTGGCCGGTCTAATGCAAACGATCCAGCAGCCCGGTTACACCAACAAGCCAATCAGCCGGGCAACAATCGTTAATGCGGTAACCGCCGTCGCGCACACTGCCGACGCGGACTCGGTTGACGATTGGTATGCAAACGGTCGCGCCGTTCTAGACTTGCCGCGCAACCAGTGGGAAACCATCGCGCTAGCCGCCTGATCGGTCCCCTCACCCGCTCCAATAACCCCGCCCAGCGCGGGGTTTTTTTATGCATGCGATTAGTCTTATAATTCGATCACGCCATACCGGCGCAACATTTGGAGAATGTGAAATGCAAGCTATACAGGTTCGATATCTAAACCCGACCAACACGAAAGGCGCACGTCTTAAAGCTTGGACTCATGGCGCGGCCATGGTTCAGCCGTTCAACTCTGATCGGGACATGTTCCCGCAGTCTCGTGATCTGGCGCAAAGCCTGATCGATTCGCTCGAGTGGAACGTGCCGATAACCGGCGCGGGTACGCTCAAAAATGGCGACGACGTTTTTACTGTGGGGACGATCTAATGCAAAAGCCGCAATTTATCGATCATCTCGCCCAGTTCACCGCCGATCAGCAGTGTGCGCTGGTGCGCATTTTCTGCCGCCACATTCGAGACACCGAGCATCCGTTATATAGAGGCGTCGGCTTCGTGGATTGGGTAGCGCGGGATTGCTACGCCCTACACTTCGACGGCTGCGCGATGGCGAACGTCCCCGATATGGTCATCGGTATAGAGCGCGACGGATACGCGCACACCTAACCGATCCCCCGACCCGATCAACCCCGCCAACGTGCGGGGTTTTTTATGTCTGCGATTAGTCGTATAATCCGGCCACGCCCCGAACCGAGGGCGCAACATTGGAGCAACGAAACATGAACATTCAAAACCAAAACCAACCGGCCACGCGCGAAACCATGGCGGAGTATCTTGACCGGCTCGCTGCCGATCAGATCGAGGCCGGAATGGACGCGACCGGCGCGGATATGAAAGCCGCCGCCGCCGAGATCCGGAAGCTTACGCAAAAGGTCGATCAAATGGCCGCAGCCATGGCCCATGTCGCAAGTCGCGAAGACCAACTAGCCAGCTCTTTGTTTGGATTGTTGGAGGATCGCATACGGGCCGAAGCCGAATCTGCCGCGCAGGATGCGCTGGAAGATTACGATCCGACCGATCACTACAATTTTGCCGACGCGGTCGCCGAGCAAACCGCCGACTCTGGCGAAGATCGGACCCGCGAGATTGTCCGCGAAGCGATTGAAGGCGGCTCGTTTACCTTCCACGTCTGATCGTTGGACCCGATCCAATCAACCCCGCCGAGCGCGGGGTTTTTTGTGTCTTTTAAAAAGTGAAACAAGCCGCGCCCCGCCTCCCGCCCGCCGGTTGAAACGTACCGCGATCCGCGCTCCCCGATCCACGATTGGCTAAACCTATTAAAAGTTTGGCGATCTGGCCCCGATCGGAGCCGATCGGAGTCAGAATTTCCGATCCACGATTGATACCGACTATCGAACCGCGCCCGATCCGCGATCCGCGATCCGCGAACCGCGCTAAAGTTTTGCCGGTTTGGTCGCCGTTGGACGTTTCCCGCCGCCGGTTTGGAAGTTTCCGTTTAACTTCCACCCGCCGCGCCCTACCCGATCCGGACCGATCCGGACCGAACCGCGCTAAACTTTCGTCGGTTTTTTTCCCGTGGAAGTTTCCCGCCGTCGGTTTGGAAGTTTCCCGTTTGACTTCCACCCGACGCCGCCGCCGACGATCCCCGCCGCCGACGATCCGCGACCCGTGGAAGTTTCCCGTTTGACTTCCACCCGCGACCCGCGACCCGCCCTCCCCGACCCGCGACCCGCGCCCGCCGGTTTAGGGTCCCCCCGACAATAAAGGTTAGCCGCGATGCCCGCAGGGACCCCCGCCCAGATTCCAACGCGGTCGTTAGATAAAAAAAACAAAGCGCGTAAAGGTGCAGGTTTCACGCAAACAACCCACTTCTGAAACAAATGGCTTTAACTGAATAAAAAAAGTGCTATATTTCGCAAAAATAAGCCGAATTTATGGGATTACGCGCATGGCAGAGGTGGAGAAAAAAGTCGAAACACGGGGCAGGCCAAAGCTTTCTGAAAATACAAGATTGACCGGAAAGCAACTCAAGTTTGTCGAACTGATCGCGACACGCGAGGGACAAGACACGTTACGAAATTTGGCCGTTGAAGCCGGGTTTAGTGTCAGCGGGGCGCATACGCGTGCCTACGAGATGCTCAACCCTAGAAAATCACCCCACATCGTAAAAGCACTTAAAGAACGAAGGGCCGAACTTGCTGAAAAGTACGAGGTCAGCTACGCAAGGCATATACGCGACCTGCAACACATCCGCGATGAAGCTATAGCTGCGGGCGCATATTCTGCTGCGGTTCAAGCAGAGAAAGCTCGTGGCCTAGCGCAGGGCGATATTTACGTCAGTAAGTCTGAGGTTCGCCATGGATCTATTGATCAGATGAGCAAAGCCGAGGTCAAAAAAGCTTTGGATGAGCTAAATCGCCAACGTGGCGAGAAGGTGATAGATGTCGAACCAGACAGAGTCGAGCTTTTGGAAGCAAGTCAAGACGGGGCTATCCAACACTGATGTAGTTTGCACGCGGATCGAGAACAGCAGCACGCCGGGCGTACCGGATCTATTGTTACTCGACCGTCAGAAGAACTTTCATTTGTTAGAGCTAAAGGTCGCGAAAGGTAACAAAGTGCTGCTTAGTCCGCATCAGGTGTCTTTTGCTACGCGGCACAGGGGCGCTAACTCGTGGATCGCGGTCAAAAAGGATGACACCGTGTACTTGTACCGGTCGGATCAAGCGATAGAAGTTTTTGAAGACGGCCTGCGGACCGTGGCCCACGGCTCGTTTACCAAGCCTATTAACTGGGCAGAGTTACTTACCACCATAGAAAATTATAGGGTCCCCCTTGAACCTTGATACTCAGACTGATGCAGACGTACAGAAACTTCGCTTAGAGCTTCGTTTAAAGCAATTGGAGAAGGTAGAAACTTGTCAGAATGAATTTTTACCATTTGTACGCTCTATGTGGCCGGAGTTCATTGCGGGTCGGCACCACCATTTGATCGCGGAGAAGATGGAGCAGATCGCCTCTGGGAAGTTGAAACGATTGATTATCAACATGCCGCCGCGTCATACGAAAAGTGAGTTTGCTTCTTATTTGTTTCCGGCGTGGATGATAGGTCGTAATCCGTCGATGAAGATCATTCAGGCCACGCACACCACCGAACTAGCGGTAAACTTCGGTCGTAAGGTAAAAAATTTGCTGGAAACGGACGAGTACAAGGAAATTTTTGACGATACGAAGCTGTCTGCGGACAGTAAGGCGTCTGGCCGGTGGGACACAAAGTCGGGTGGTATGTACTACGCGGTGGGCGTGGGGTCGAACTTGGCGGGACGTGGTGGTGATTTGATCATTATTGACGATCCGCACTCCGAGCAGACGGCGATGTCGGCGAGTGGGTTTGAGAATGCATGGGAGTGGTACACGGCGGGTCCCCGACAACGTCTCCAGCCGGGCGGTGCTATTGTTTTGGTTCAGACTCGGTGGTCTGAGAAGGACATGACGGGCAATTTGGTGCGTCAAATGACTAAAGACCCCCATGCTGACCAGTGGGAAGTCCTTGAATTGCCTGCGATTTTTGAATCTGGCGAGCCATGCTGGCCTGAATTTTGGAAGAAAGAGGAGTTGGAGTCGGTAAAAGCATCAATTCCGGCGTATCAGTGGAACGCGCAGTACCAA